CTCTATTACAAGCTCATTAGCTGCTGATCCTGAGCCTATAATTTGTCCTACAGTAAACGTGTTTTTAACGCGTGGCTTCTCATAATGCCCGGTATAAGGACTGTCTGATGCACTTTTAGTAACACCCTTGCCAAAACCTAATGAACCAAGTTTCTGCAAAGTCGTCATCTGACGCGCTCCTTGACGGAAATACTTGTTTAATAGGTTTGGATTTTCTTTTAATAGGTCTGAACCTAAGATAAACGAATCTGCGCTTGCTGATTCAACATGGGTTGGTTGTGACCCTTGTTGCAATGGTTGGTTGTCAATTGCCATTTTATTTATTTGTTTTAAGTGAGTTAATTGTTTACTTACCGTTTGCAACTCGCTCTAAAAACGACTGGTATTGTTCTTGTTTATTAACATCTACCTGTGGTTCAATCTGTGGCGCAAGGCCAGATCTGTTTTCGTATTTATTGACAATTCTTTCTGTTACAACTGACTCTGCATGAGTAAATATACTCTTTGCAATTTTATCAAAGTTCTCAGCTAAGTAATTAGCTTTGGCATACATAGCAAAGCTATTTACGCCATCTTGCGTAATTGGCTCATTATTTAACATGAAATAATTCTCCGCCATTTCATGAACCTTAGCTTTATACTCTTCTGCAAAGGGCATGTCAAGCATCACAGCTTCATCCCCTTCTTTACCATTCAAATTTACATTGCCCAATCCTTGTATGGAGTTGGCAATCTTTGGAGCTTCCTGCTTAACTAAGTTTTTGTGTTGCTCTGTATCTGCTATTTGTTGTAACCTGTTTTTCTCCTGAATTTCTTTTTCGGGATTTTCAACAGTTGTTAATTGTGTTTTATACTTATTTAATGCCTCAAAATCCGATTTTGAACTCACGCGAAGTTCATCTTCAAGGATTTCTCGTTCATCTGTTCCTTCATCAAAATCATCCAAAGGATATTCTCTGTCTACCTTCTTTCTTGCTACTACCTCGCTATACCCATCCACAAGGACAAGTTTGGCTACCTTAGCATCAAGAGGATTCAGATCGCTTAACTCTCCGGCTTCATTTAATTTAACAAAGGCTTTTAATTGATCTGCACTTGCACCCGCTTGAGCGAGTTCATTTAATTCTTTTACAAATCCATTAGCGTATGTTATCTGATTTTTTTCGAGATCAGCCTTTTGTTGCGCCAATGATTCGTATTCCGAAATCTTTGGAAGTGCTTGTTTAAAGCTGTCTACATCTTTAAACATACCGCCCGTCTCTGCTTCAATCCATTTGTTGTAATCCGGCGCTGCTACTACTGGTGCAGCAGTCGTTTCCTCTGTTTTGATTGCAGGAGCTAATTCCTCTTGTATTTCAGTTGTTGTTTCTATTACCACATCAGCCATCGCAGCCTGTGGTGTTTCTACTGATTGTTCGCTTACCTCTTGTGCAGCCATCGCAGCAGCCTCTTGTGGTTGTGAACCGAATTGCTTTGCAGCATACTCTAAAATTTCTTCTGTATCTGTTGCCATAAAATTTAATTCTGTTCAAATATAGATATAAAAAATTTAATTCTGTTCAAATATAGATATAAAAAATTTAATTCTGAATTATTGAATATAAATACAATATTATTATTCTAATATCATTTGTTCTTGCTGATCCATATTAGGTTGTTCAGGACTTTCCTGTTGCGCTTCCTGTTGCATTCCATCCTGTTGAGGTTGTGCTATTCCAGCAACAGTCTGGTTGTTCATTCCAACAATTCCCTGTATAGATTGCGTGTCTGTACTTACTTCTCCTTCTTTTTTTGGAGCAAACAACAGTTCAAGCATTGCCTGATTTTGCTTTAGCAACTGGGAAACAAGTGTATTATTCATTTCTTGCTGTCCTTTTTGCTGCAATAACGCAGTATCAATTTGCCCTTTAGTTTGGGCTGAATCTTGCTGAACTTTAGCATTTGATGCAATATCGTCCTGCTTTGCTTTCCTGTTTGCAGCTATTTTCTTCTTCTCTATCTTAGCCATAATAAACATAGCCTCATCTATATTGCCACCCATTATGCGATTATGAAGGTATAGCCACTCAGACGCTGTAAGCCCTTGCGATCCCTCTGTTTGAACACCTAATACCCTTTGATCCGCCAATTGCTGCATAATAGCTTGCTTCTCCTCCTGTGTTGCCGCTATCTTGAAATCTACATTATACTCTGCATTTGTAAAATCCCCACTTAATTCCAACACCTTCATATTATGGTTGCCAAGCGAGGAGTAAGCAACCTTAATTCCTTTTTTGTTTTTAGCTACAATCTGCCACTTCTTAACAATATCTGTAAATGCAGCACGGAATAAATAATGATACGAATTAAACGTTGGCTGCAATGATGCATTAGCTGTTTGGAAAGCCAGCTGTGTTTGCCCAAGTCCTTGATACGGATTTTGCTGACCTCCATCTGCTCCACCTTGCAATCCAAGAACTTCTCTTAACTCATTAACCTTTAGTGCCATCTCAGAACTGCACACAGACAACATTCCCGCCATCTTCGTTACATCCATGTAATCTATTGGCTTCTGTCCTCCTGCAAAATATAGCGGCTTACCGTTATCATCAAGCCCATTGTAATATAATATACCTCTTTCGATTAATCCTTGAACAATATCTTCTGGCTGTTGAAGTATTCCGTTTAGGAATACGTTTTCAAGCAAATCTTTTTGTATTGCCATTGCTGGAGCGGCTGGCAATGTAGCCCAAGCGTTCCTATGCTTAAACATAATTAAATCAATGTCATCAACTATGGCAATAGCTCTCTCTACTAAGGAAGCGTTCCCTGTTTTAACAAAAAAATAATCTAATTTAGGTGTCTTGTTTCCGTCTGGGCCATAGTATACCACATCCTTACATATACCGCAATTGATTAGATACTCTGTTCCAATAATCCAATTTGCATAGTATTTTCTTATGGTGTTTTTCTGTACAACCTTATCGCCCTTCTTTTTGCTTTTATCATCTGGCTTATAATCAAAAGCAACCTCCTTAAACATCGTCCACCCTGTTGTATCATTAACATTCTTTAGGTTTGTTTCTATATCTACACTAAGCCATTGCGCATCAAGCACAAGCACCTTTACCCGGCTAATCGGATCAAGGTCGTAATCTTGGTTGTACCCGTTTCGGTATGATGTATCATAGTAGTTTCCTTTCAGCAAAGTAGAGTATCCCAAATTCATCCACTCAAAACACTTAGCGATATACATTAATTCAGATGATTTCATTGATGGATTTTCTTTGCGTATATCCGCAATTGTCATCACCCTTATTTCTCCGGCTCTTGTTATATTCGCAAAATCATTTCTGTCAGAGAATGGGATGATAGCCTTCTCCATATCTACCCTTCTTATTTTTGGAAGCTGTGTAGACTCTTCAATATATGTTTTCCACCCGGCCAACCCCTCCGGGTTGATTATTAAGTCGTCAAATGTTGCATCTTGCAATACTTTGTAGTCAGAAACCTGCTTTGTCTTTAAACATGCAGCGTGAGCGGCTCGTTCCCATTCCAATGTAAATCCACCTGTTTCAAAATACATATCAACATCAGAATCGTTTTGCAATCCCAATTCTTCCGGATTTGGCTGAACATTAGGTTTAAACTTGGTTTTATTTATAAACTCTTGCGTTCTTTCATCAAGAATAAACTTTAGCATTTCTTTTGTTTTTTCTCTGGCAGCTAAACTGTCATCATCAACACAATACAGCGAAACGTCATATTCTTGAGGCATATTTTTAGACCTCATTACATCAAACATCTGCGGGAGTTTCATATATGTTTCCCATGAAACATTCATTTTTGTTACATGACCAACTCTGCCAGTTGTTTTGTCTTGCTTAGGTTTACCAAGTACAGAGTTTTTTAGTTTTGTACTTGGCTGCCTTCCGGTAGCGTACGCCTTTAGTTCAGCAAAACTTCTTCTGTTTTCAAAATTAAATGGAATGGCACATGTATTTGAAGAATAATCTGCTGTCATAGCACGACAAACGGATAAGTAATACTCTTTCTCCCTTTTTAACTTCGGGTCTACCTTATCATTGGGATATGGGTAATTTAAACGCTTTCCTGAAAACTCTTCTATTTTTAGATATTTAGCCATTGTGATGTTTGTTTTAGCAAATATACGTATTTATGTGAACTACCCACCCAAGCTAAAAAGCGATGAGTGGGCTTTCGCTCCGTTTTGTAATTTAAAATCAAATAGTTAATTTTGACTCATGATAAATATTCTGGTAAGAACGAGCTATCGTCCAAAATCATTTAAAATATTACTCGATTCTATACAAAACCAAACATTCAAAAACATTCGCATTATTATAGGATATGATGATGACAGGGCTTTATCTTATATTCCAAAAGAAATCGAATCTATTAGACTTCATAAAGACTTATCAAAACCTTTTTTTTACGATAATTACTGTAATGTATTAAAAAATTTGGTTAAAGAAGGTTGGTTTGTTTTTATTGATGATGATGATATTTTATTAGACAACACATCTTTAGAACGTTTAAATAAAGAGCTTAAAGGCAAAGATGGGATAATATGCCAATTCAGCAGAGGAGGTCGGTTAAAGCCATCTAATGAGCAAATAAAGAATCATGAAATACGAAGAAGCAAAATAGGGATGCCGTGCCTTATACTTCACCAATCGCATAAAAACATGGTTGACTTTGACGGAAGTGTAGGTGCTGCCGATTATACATGGATAAAAAAAGTGTCCAGGAAAATAAAGTTAAAGTTTGTACCCATAGTGCTTTCTTACTCCCATAAAAGAGGATACGGAACTACCGAATAGCAAATATGATATTCTCAGCATTCCTGTGAATTTCTATTAGTCCAAAAGGTCGGCAATACTCTTTGAATTTATACCTTAAATCCTTTTCCCCATTCCATTCAATACACAAACAGGAACATCCTATTGCTTTAAAGTCTATTTGAGGGAGTATATCCATCTCCATCCCTTCCACATCTATTGATATGTAGTCAAATATTTTATTGGAAGATTGTTCTAATAGGTCTTTGAAAGATATAACAAGAACTTTTGTCTTTTTAAACTCAACATTTTCCCATCTTTTCAACTCTTCCGGGTCTGCTGTTGATACCAATGCCTTGTCAGAGCCTCCATTCACATGTGATCCACTTTCATAAAATGTTAATTCTCCTTTCTCTTTTCCTATAGCCACATTAAATGTTTCTACCATGTCATTCCCTTTATGTAGTATCTCCATATCTTTATATACAGAGCTTGGCTCAACTAATGTCGATTTCCATCCCATTTTTATAAGATCATAAGAATTTGATAGAGTTTTGCCATCATTGCTTCCTATTTCTAATACAGTTCCTTTTTTCTTACCAAAATAGTTTAAAACTATTTTGGTTTCATTGTTTTGTGATTGATATTCTAACATATTCCGTGTGCTATTATAAGTACATTTTTATTTATTGGTGGTTCTCCAGCCACTCCATATATTTATTATATCTCCGAATAGCCATTTCAAACCTTGATGGTATGGAAGGAATTAGTATACTTAACTGAATCATTTTTTATTCGTGCAATAATCGTAGTGGTAAATAATTTTAGTAATAATTACTTCTCTTTTCAAAAAAGGCAATATTCTTTTAGAGTATTCAATAGCCTTTATGGCAATTTCTCTCTTAACAGGGCTTATGTGATTAGGTGTTCGGTAGTATATTTTATCCTTTTTATACCAACTTCCGTAATTTTTAGATATAAACCATTTTCTTTTCTTTATGCCATTTGTAGTAATTATTCCACTAATACCAATACAATCTGGATTAGTATTAGTAGCCTCCAAAATTAATTTTACATAATCTTTACTAACAGTATCATCATCATCTATAAAAACGATATAATCGCCAGAAGCTGTTTCAAGAAGTTTATTCCTTTTAACACCAATGTTATAATCCATACTATCATCAGAAATAATCTCAACTTCTGAATTGATTCTATATAGAGATTTAATCAACTTATTATATTTAGCTTTTCGACTTGGCATTGTTGCTATTAGTATAGATAATCTCATTCTAATTCTTTTGGGAATGGATTTATAATTTCTTCTGGTTTCAGTCCGAAATTGATTGCCTTTCTTTCATAAAACAATTTTTTACCTTGCTTCCATGTTTTATCATTTTTTACATTTACCAAGTCTTTTTTTGTTTTTTTAGTAGAATAATGATTGTGAGTAAATATAAGGTCGCTATACACGGTTCTGTTTGTCATGTGAGAAACGGCTGCCATTTCCGTATCGCAGAATAAATGTTCGTAACCTGGATGATATATATACCCGAACGAATCATAGCATTTTCTATCAAGAATTGGTAGGGTTATAATAAAGTCCTGCAAACCATCTTTTGTTTTACAGAAAAAATCATCGTTGCCATCAAGGTTATTAAGTATTTTTTCATCCCACCCTGTCTCACACGAAAAATCATCGCTTACCACAATTATTAAGTTAGCCGTAGAAACCTTTGCTGCTTTGTTTATAGCCTCTATGGCAGATTTATTCTTGTTTATTGATACGTATATCCCGTTTCGTATCCCGATGGATTTATATGCGTTTAAATCCTTGTCATTTTTATCAACTGACAAAATGTATTCTATCTGATTTTTATTTATGGTATTCCCAAGCCATTCTTTTATCGCTTGTTCCGCTTGCTTTGGTCTGTTTCGGCTAGGATGTATAATACTTATCTTAAACATAATTTTCCTCCCAATGCCTAACCTCTATTTGCTTTCTACGTGTATATTTCATTTTTGGTTGCGCTGCCGCAAATTCTGAAAATCCGCAAGCAACCCCTAAATCCTTCTTGCCTCTATTCTTGTAATTCATAGTCAACAACTGCTCTAAAAGGTCAACATGATCTATTGTATTAGCCCATTTACAGGTTAAAGTAGTTAAAAACTCGAAGTAAGTATTTATATTACCAACCGTTGCACTAACGGCATGTTGCTCTGACTGACCTCTCGCATTCTTAAATGATGTAGGTTTATCCATCAGGTATAATTCATAACCTGTATTTTTAATATAGGTATGAAGTCCTCCAAATCTATCTTTTTCAGGTAAAAAATCTGTTCCGTAATAAACCATAGTAAGAACTACATCGTCAAAGAAATCAACAGGATCATCCGGTCTATTTATATAGGTGCATACCACCCTGTTTGTGATAAAATTAGCACCGTCATCCACAGGGTCTCCGTGCCTTATCCCCTTTGATTCATCTGTATACTGATAGTACTTGTCTGCGCCACCATCTAACGTTTCATTCAATCTGGCTTTTACGCAAATAGCCCCCTTAGATGGATTTGTTTCCATTGTGCTTTGTTGGTCAATAGGATCAACACCAGCACAAAAATGTGCTGTATTAGCTGGTTTTGGAGAAATTACACCAGTTATCATTGCATTTTCCTTTAAGCCAAAATCGTGTGGATGCTTAGATATTAGCCATCTCCCTTTTGGGTTTGGCTCCCAAATAGCTATTGTGTTTTTTACATTGTCTTGCCATTTTAAATTACCTCTAACAGTCATTCCTTTTGGTGCAATATTTTGAAGCCAAAATATTCTTTTTGTTAGTTTTTCTACGTCAAATTGAGATGTATCATTGGCACTCATAAACACATCTTCAATAGTAAGGCAGTTTTTTCTTCTATAACTAATCGAACCTTTTATATCGCCAGATTCAATTAACATCCTTATTTTTTCATTGATGGTTGATATTATCTTATCTCTTAAAGGGAAGCCCCACCTGTCAACCTCTCCTCTGTCAACAGCATTCCTAAAGCACCTGTACAATCCGCTTGCTGTTGATCCGTCTGGAGATCGCTTGGCAGGGTCTGATTGATTCCATAGCAATGTAGCCCAATTTAAACTCTCTGCTCCTATATCCTCTACGGTAGATGTCATTAATATCATACCCATTTTTACGCCATATATATTTGAATATGTGGCTTCAACCATTGTTTTAAGCCACTCAATAGGGTTCATATCTACCGCCTTGCCAAATTCATCGCAATAAGCCCTGCCAACACCAGTTGATCCATCAAACCTTGTAATTTTAGATGGCCCATACTTAAACCTCGACCATATGGGTGGGTATTCATAATCTTCTTGAGAACTTCGGTTTATTATTTCTCCCTTCTTCACACTATCCTTTACTGCGGATTGGGTGATATACTTGGATGGATAGCTTAAAACCAGTCCTTTTTTTGGATTCTCTGTACCCTGATTCATGGGCTTAAAGTAATAAATCATGTTTATATGTCCATGTACAAGTCGTTCATACGACCCTATAACATGCTCTTCATTTATGCATGACTGCATAGTATTAGTAGTTCCCCTAACCCTGCTACCATACTCCCACATTATAAGCATAACATTTTCTGTATCACCTAGTTGTCTGCATTTAAAATCAATTATGCCGCGACAAACCGGGTCGTAAAGACAATGCATCCAAAAGTAAAAAAACTCCAAATCAGAAAATTTATAAATAAACTCTCTACCTGTTATTGGAGTCCAGTAATTCATTTTCATGTACAGAATCCCTGGTATATATGTCTTTTTTCCCTTAATAAAGAACCATACTCCATTTAGCCTCCTTGACCATTCACAATCAATAAAATCATCTATTTCATCTTGAGTCCAATTATCTCTTTTATGATCGGTAGTTGGACTTTTTACTTGCTTCGGTATTTCTGTACGATAGAAAATCTGGTCATTAACATCAAGTCCAAAGCCAACGCAATCTTCGTCTTTGGGTTCTTCTGGCAAAATGAAATCATATTCATAAACTCTTTGCAATTTTGATTCAGGACTCCACTTTAATGAATATCGAGGCAATCCAGACATATCAATATGTTTACCGGATTTACTTATTCTTTTTTTCCAGTTTATCATATATAGGTATTTTCTTTTGCATACTTTTCTGCATAGGTAAATATCCTTTTATTTTCATAAAGTGAAGCTTCCCTTGCAGATTTACTATCTGGAAACAGTTTAGACTCTATCAACTTTATATCAATTCCTATTTTCTTTATACTTTCCTGTATTTTCAGCCTTCGTGCCAAATATTTATCTGGCCCCTCGTCTTTCTCCTCCGGGCTTTGCGATTCAAATAATAAGAAATTATATGTCTGTTGAGCCATTGTCCAATCCGTCCAGTCTGTATCATGAAGTATCTGGATATACCTTACCCAACACCCTGTAATTCCAGAATGCTTGTAATGAAGGACTTTTTTAAAAAATTCCTGATCTGATTTTATTTTTGTTGGTATATCAAGGTAATCAAATATAGAGTTCAGCATAGTCTCCCTGTTTCGTATGCGAATAAATGGAGAGTCTATATCCCCCATCAGTATGGCTATCTTAATTTCATTATCATCCAAAACATTATTAAACTCTGGGAATGCAGAAAGCTCACTAAACTGTTCAGTTAGCTTTTTACCCGGTATTGCTTCGTGAAATTTTATATATAATTTACTTAGGTCATGGCTCATAACAAACTTATACTAAAATGATAATTTATCAAAGTTAACTTCTTTTTCAGAAAGAAGAATATCCCTCCTTTGTATTAACTGCATAGGTTTATTGGAGTATATTTGATGGTAATGATGCTCGTGCCTAGATGCGCCACGAGGATCGTACATTAGCCTGTCCCCAGGTTTTACATCTATATCAGGGTCGCACAAATTCTCTTGCTGTAAATACCCCCCTATTTTATCGCCAACAAATCGGGCTGTACCTATTTGTTTTTTCCGGCTTCTTTTCAGATTATGCTTCAAAACAGGAATTATTAAACCATTCGGAGAAGTTTTATACATCATACCATCTTCCTTTTTAATCGACTCATCCTCTTCCGGCTCAACCATTATGTAGCCGTTTAGCATTTTCTTTGGAGATAAATCATCGTTTACAACCATTGTTAGCAAATCGTACTTTATAAGATACATATCCCCAAAATCTGTTTCAACCACTATATTCTTATCGCTGGCTGATTTATGTGCCAAGTATGAAAATTTTACCTTGTCACCAATCTTAACCTGACATGTCGTTTCATAGAGGCAGGAAGATTCAGTTAGTTGTCCAATCTCATTCATAACAGAACGGTTGATAACAACAGGCTGTCCGTCTATTTTTGTTGCTACAACATACTTGCTGTTAAACTTTTTTATTTCACTTCTATTAAATCCTATTTTTTCTGGTATAGCATATACTGTCCCATAAACAGAGTAGTTGCGCTCCTTTACTGAAATTTTAGTTAATTCACCGCTTGGCTTTTTGTCGTATGTGAAATCTGGTATTATTATTCCGGTTTCACAGCCTTCAATTTGCGCAGTAACATAGTTTTCGTCTGGTTTAATTAGCAGGTAATTAAGTGGTATTCTAACTTTAGATGCGTCAACTTTTTTCATATATACTCTTTTCGTTTAGTTTGCAGTTTAGGTAATTAAGCAGATTTGTTTTTAGCCCACCATCATCACAACTCATTATATGTCTATCTTTTAGTTTATTCTCAATCTCTTCTATGTCATAATCTTTTATTATCTTACAGTCAGACATGTACACAAGAGTTTTATTGTTCATCCCTGCATATATTGACTTAATTCCATACCCCCAACCAATACTCCAGTCAACATCTTTAAATGTCTTTATAAAATCGGATTTATTGAATATTATGGGACAATGAAGGTCACAATGGGTCTCTTCCAGTCCATTTTTTCGTAAATATTTTCTGGTGTGATTAAGTGTAGCTCTGTAATTAGATGTATTAGTTTTCATAGCAACAGTTAGGTCTCCACGATGGTAGAATGGATATTCAACTGCGTTTACCTCCTGCATAAATATATGATCGTCATTCATGAACATGAAATCTGTCACTCCTTCTGAGTTGGTACAATACTTAATTATTTTGTTGTAAATATTAAATTCCTTGAATTCCTTCTTTGGATTATCAGCTTGCTCAATATGAATGACATTCTGAATCCACTTTGGCTTTTCGCCGATGATATAAATATCCTGATAATTTTTAAGAAATTTCTCTATACCCCTTAACGTATACCTTAAATCAAGGTAATCTGTCTTTGATTTTCCCAGAGGAATTACGATATTTATTTTTTCATCCATATAAAAAAACAAATATATGATTATTTTTTTTACATGACTTAATTATATGTCATTCTTCTTTTATTTTAACTATTTCGTGAAATGGTGTTGTTTTGTAGAATATCTTGTAGTTCTGCGAGAATTCACCCGATCCATAGCAATCAATCCACATTTTTATGCATTGAATAAATATATATGGAAAATTAGGTGCATGATCTTTTATTATCATTATCTGGCCACTCCTCATTCTGTCAACCCTGCCCCATACAGCTAATAATTGTTTATCTGTTACTGCAATTCGTTCCATGCCTTTTCAAATGCTATTATTTTATCCTCTAACTCAGCTATTTTCTTATTTGAACTAGCCAATTTTAAATGTGTACTTCTAACAGCAAGTTGAAATGTACAATTTTGGGTAGCTATCCTATCTAATTTTTCACATAAGTCTAATATGCTTTCTAATTTTTTCTTAGTAACAACTGACTTTTTAGACTCTCCATTAATTTCTTCATAATTATATATATCCTGAATCAGTTCTCTTATAGACACTTTCATTTTAAGTAAGTCCATAGAAGGATTAAGCGTATCTTCAACCCATGCTATCAATGCTTCTGCATCAATATCCATTGCCGCAATTTGCCTATCCCAAACAAGTTTATGATAACTTCCAAACCTAATATTTTCGTTCATATTAAAATAAGTTACTTTGTGGCATAATAAACTGGTCTTCATGAAATTTTTGAGCAGTCTGCTCATGATCAAAAGCGTAGTAATCATTTGCGTCTATCTTCTCGAAATACCTATTCCTTTTCCAGTCGAAATAAAGAGATGTAGTTCCTTTGAAAGAAACTCCTTTTGGTTTAGCTTTCTCAATATTTATCAACAATTCATTTTCAAGATAAGGTATTCCATGTTGATTTTTTAATCCGAAAGAAGGTCTCCAAATATTTATCCATGTCATAGCCTTTCTTAACATAGCCTGACCTCCAGCAGCTTCTCTTGCAAAAGGCATAGGGTAGTATCTAATTCCGTTTTCTTCTTTTATTTGCTGATTAGCGGGGTGTATAGACAATAGGAAATGTCTCTTTTTATTTTTCATCTCACGCCTGAGTTCCCCCATAACATTTTCTATGTACAAGTCCTGCCTCGTTCCATATTCAGACATATTATGGTTTAATTCATTGTACGGATCTCCAAGAATTATTTTTTCATCCGTACATAAATCCATTAATTCTCTGAACGAATAAGACTTTACATCGCTATCAACTATATTGAAATACTCATCTATCCAGTTTATAGCTTCATAATACTCTTTGTCATTACAGTGAAATTGACTCTCTTTTGATGCGCTTTTACCTGTGTATTTGTGAATAAATTCTGCATAGATTTCAGCCACACTTCCGGTTTCTGGAGAATACACTAAAGACTTCTTTCCATAACTTTTTGCTTGGTTAAAAAGTAACTCAAAGAAAAATTCACTCTTTCCGTGTCCGGGTGCTCCAAGTACAATTGTGTATGAGCCTTGTTTTAGGCTATATAAGGCATCTAAACACTTAAACCCTACACTTTCACCTCTAAGTATTTCAGAGTGTCTTAAAACGTCTAATTCGGCTTTTATTGATTCGTATTTTTTTATCATTAGTTTCCTGGAATAAAAGATGCCATTGAATTTATTTTCATCTCTGGCATTGATTCATATTTGTAAAATTCTGTTTCCCTTGTGATAAATTCTGGGGTCAGGTAATTCTGTTTACCCCTAAGTCTCATTTCAAAAAGTGCATTTGAGATTGCTTTTTTGAAATGATCGGAATTGTATCCTTTGCCAATCAAGTATTCAAATTGTCGTTTAGCTTTTTTATCCAAAGTTTTAAAACTACGATCGGTTATCTCATTAAAAAACCCTAAAAAACTATCTTCTTTTTCTTTTAAAACTTTAGCTGTTTTTTCTTTTTTCCACGAAACATCTATCTGCCGACCCTGTGCAACAGGGGATATATAGGGGTTATTTATATTATCTAATCTACTTTGCGGCATTTCTGTAACAGAAACTCCGGTAGCTGCGGCATTGTTGTTACAGTATTTACCGTTATTGCGGAGTTGTTGTTTACTTAAACTCTTTGCTACACTTCTTTTTTGGTACACAGGCAATAGGTTTTCATCTAGCGTTTCTGAGTGAATAAAGCCGTTTTTTAAAAACAATAATTCCAATCTGATACAGTAATTCACCACGTCCGATATTTCTGTGACAGAAACTCCAAAATCACCAGACATTAAGTCCATTTCCATGTCCGAAAATTCTATCTCATTTCCATCAATTCCGGTTAAATACTCAAGCAGCATATTCCATATAGCATATCCAACAACTCCGTATTTGTTCCTTATAGCCTTCACTTTCCTGTGGTTTCTCATATCTCTGTCGTGAGGAAAGTATTCGCAATAGTTTTTTTTCGGTCTCGCCATTTTTTATTTCTGATTAAAAAGGTTAGTAATCGTTGTATTTAAGGTGTATTTAAAAAGCGAAAGTTTTAATTACTGTTAACC